GAGATCAAGACGGTTTAAATGAATTTTATAGACAATTTCCAAGGACTGAAGAACATGCTTTCAGAGATGAAACTAAAAATAGCATATTTAATCTTGCTAAGATTTACGAACAGATTGATTTTAATGACGACGCTACAGCGGAAGTTAATATCACTACTGGATCTTTTTCGTGGCAGAACGGTGTTAAAGATACAACAGTACAATTTACACCAAATCCTAATGGAAGATTTAAAGTAAGTTGGGTACCAAGTTTAAATTTACAAAATAATATTATAATTAAAAATGGATTTAAATACCCTGGAAATGAACATATGGGTGCATTTGGCTGCGATAGCTACGATATATCCGGCACTACCGACGGTAAAGGCTCTAAAGGATCTTTGCATGGACTTACTAAGTTCAGCATGGAAGATGCACCACCGAATCGGTTTTTTCTGGAGTATATAGCTAGACCACAAACCGCTGAAATGTTTTTTGAGGATGTGTTAATGGCATTAGTATTTTACGGCATGCCAATACTTGCAGAAAATAACAAACCTAGATTATTATATTATTTAAAGCGAAGAGGTTACAGAGGATATTCAATGAACCGACCAGATAGAACTTGGAACAAGTTATCAACCGCTGAAAAAGAAATAGGTGGCATACCAAACTCAAGTGAGGATATAAGACAAGCGCATGCTGCCGCAATAGAAACATATATAAATTCTCATGTTGGAATTAAATCTGACGGAACTTATGGTGATATATATTTTAATACCACATTAAATGATTGGGCTAGGTTTGATATAAACAAAAGAACAAAATTTGATGCCGCAATAAGTTCAGGTTTAGCAATTATGGCATGCAATAGACATTTATATAGGCCACATGGCGAAAGACAAAAATCAAAAGTTAATATTAGCTTTGCACGATACGAAAATAAAGGAACTTTATCAAAAATAATAAAAAACTATGGCTGAGTCCGTTTTAAAAAGTTACTTCCCAAGCCAAACAGCTAGCGACGACGAAAAACTATCACAAGATTATGGTTTGAAAGTGGCTAGAGCTATAGAAAATGAATGGTTTAAGAAAGACAGAGGGGTTAATAGATTCTTTGTAAATCAAAACCAATATCATAAATTAAGATTATATGCAAGGGGAGAACAAAGCATACAAAAATATAAAGATGAATTATCTATCAATGGTGATTTATCATATTTAAATTTAGATTGGAAGCCAGTTCCTATTATACCTAAGTTTGTAGATATAGTTGTAAATGGTATTGCAGAAAGAACATACGATATAAAAGCGTATTCACAAGATCCTAATGGTGTTAATAAAAGAACACAATATATGGAAAGTATACTTGCTGATATGCGCACTAGAGAGTTTAGTGATTATGTTCAAGAACAATTTGGATTAAATACATACAATAATAATCCACAAACATTACCAGAAAACGAAGAAGAGCTACAATTGCACATGCAGCTTGATTACAAACAAGCTATTGAAATTGCTGAAGAACAAGCAATACAAACTGTATTTAATCAAAATAATTACGAAAATATAAAGAAAAGGTTATTTTATGATTTAACAGTATTAGGTGTTGGATGTGTTAAAAATAATTTTACACAGTCAGAAGGTATTAAAATTGAATACGTAGATCCTGCAAACATAGTGCATTCGTATTCTGAATCACCATATTATGACGATATATATTATATTGGTGAAATAAAAAATATAAATGTTAACGATCTTAAAATGCAATTTCCAAATCTTACAGATGAGGATTTAAAAAAGATTACACAACAAGGGAGTCAAGATTACAATACATATAATAAATACAATACACAAGTAAACAATAAAGATAATAATTCAGTCCAAATTATGTACTTTAATTATAAAACGTACATGAACGAAGTTTATAAAGTAAAACAAACTTCTACTGGTGCTGAAAAAATTATTAAAAAGTCTGATGCATTTATGGCAACACCTATTGATGGTGAATTAAGATTTGAGCGGATTGCTAAAAACATAGAGGTATTATATGAAGGCGTGTTTGTACCGGGGTCAAACATATTATTAGAATGGAAACTTGCTGATAATATGTTAAGAGAAAAAAGCGATGTTAATAAAGTTAAATTAAATTACTCATTGGTATCACCAAGAGTATATAATGGTAGAATTGAATCATTAGTAAGCAGAGTTACAGGTTTTGCAGATATGATACAATTAACACATTTAAAAATACAACAAGTACTTTCAAGAATGGTACCGGATGGTGTATATTTAGATGCAGACGGTTTAGCTGAAATTGATTTAGGTAACGGAACAAATTATAATCCACAAGAAGCATTGAATATGTTTTTCCAAACAGGTTCTGTTATTGGTAGATCATTTACAGCCGAAGGTGATATGAATCCAGGCAAAGTGCCTATTCAAGAAATAAGCAATAATGCAGGAGCAAATAAATTAGCACAATTAATTAGTACATATAACTATTATATGCAAATGATTAGGGATGCTACTGGATTAAATGAAGCAAGAGACGGAAGCACGCCTGATAAAAATGCATTAGTTGGTGTACAAAAACTTGCGGCAGCAAATAGTAATACAGCAACAAGACATATATTACAAGCTGGATTATTTTTAACTGCTGAAACTGCAGAAAAAATATCTTTAAGAATATCTGATGTATTAGAATATTCACCAACAAGAGATGCATTTATTCAAAGTATTGGAGCACATAACGTTGCGACATTACAGGAATTAACTGAATTACATCTTTATGATTTTGGTATATTTTTAGAATTAGCGCCAGATGAAGAAGAAAAACAAATGCTTGAAAATAATATTCAAGTTGCAATTGGTCAGAAAAATATTGATTTAGATGATGCTATTGATATTAGGCAAATTAAAAATATTAAACTTGCAAATCAATTATTAAAATTAAGAAGAAAGAAAAAGCAAGAAAGAGATCAAAAAATACAACAGCAAAATATTCAAGCACAAGCGCAAGCAAACGCTCAGGCACAACAAGTTGCAGCGCAGGCAGAAGTACAAAAACAGCAAGCATTAACTCAAAGTAAAATTCAATTAGAATCAGCAAAAAGTCAAATGGAAATGTCTAAACTTCAAGCTGAAAAAGAAATGAAAAAAGAATTAATGCAATTAGAATTTCAAATAAATATGCAATTACAGGGTATGGCACAACAAGCATCAGCTCAACAATTGCAAATAAAAGAAGACGCGAAAGCGCAAAAACAAACCGCTAAGCCCTTTGAATCATCGGGTAATGATATATTAAGTGGCGGATTTGGCTTAGGTGCATTTGAACCTAAGTAATATATAATGTATAATCATATAATATTTTATCATGTCAGAAAAAGTAGAAGCAAAAGTTATAGATGCTGAAGAGCCATCTATACAAGAAAAAGAAGAAATTGTACAAAAAAATGCCGGATTTGATGAAGAATCAGGTGTGTACAAGGTGGATCTTTCAAAACCACCAGTAACTGAAGAACAACCTAAAGAAGAAACAGATGCCGTTCAAGAGCAAAGCACAGATGAGGTTCCTGTACAAAACGAACCCGAAACTAGCGGAGAAGTGGTCGAAGAAATACAAAACGAAGAACCTACCAGAGAAAGTAATGAAGATGTGCGGGATACACAAGAAGAAGAAGTAATATTAGAAGAAGTAACGGATGAACAAACCAATAATGACGAGGCTGCAGTGGCTGCAGAGCAAGAAGAAGAGCAAATTGAACAGGTTGAAAAAGCAGAATTTAAAGAAGAAATAGAATATCCTGAAAATATTCAAGACTTAGTTAAGTTTATGAATGAAACAGGTGGAACTTTAGAAGATTATGTAGCACTAAATAAAGATTATGACCAATTTGAAGACATGTCTTTATTACACGAATACTACACTAAATCTAAACCTCATTTATCAGCAGATGAAATTAACTTTTTAATAGAAGATAAATTTTCATATGACGAAGAAATAGATGAGCCTAAAGATATAAAAAGAAAAAAATTAGCTTTTAAAGAAGAAGTTGCGCAAGCAAAAAATCATCTTGAATCACAAAAGTCTAATTATTATAAAGAAATTAAAGCTGGGTCAAGGTTAACACCTGAACAGCAAAAAGCAATGGACTTTTTCAATAGATATAATGAAGAAAGTGCAGAGCAAGAAAAAATAACACGATCTCAAAGAGAAGTGTTCGACAACAAAACTAAATCTTTTTTCAATAACCAATTCAAAGGTTTTGAATATAATGTTGGAGATAAAAGATATAGATTTAATGTCAAAAATGTGAACGAGGTTAAAAATACTCAAAGCGACATCAATAATTTTGTCAAGAGGTTCTTGAATGAAAAAAATGAAATGGCTGACGCTGCCGGTTATCATAAGTCTTTGTTTACTGCGATGAATGCCGATGCTATCGCAAATCACTTTTATGAGCAAGGCAAAGCAGATGCTATTAAAGAATCTGTTAAGTCTGCTAAAAACATCAAAATGGATCCTAGATCCAGTCATCAAGAAATTGAAGTTGGTGGTATGAAAGCGAGAGTAGTTAGTGGAGATAATTCATCGGGTTTAAAATTAAAACTTAAAAATTATTAAAAATTAATTAAAAATGGCAACAAACGTTACATTTAGCGGCCCAGCGGCTGCTAGTATAATTAGCCCAAGTGCGGTAAAAGCAACACTTGCGTCTAATTACTTAAACTTCCATGGTGCAGGTGGTGCTAACTGGTCACAGCAGTATTTACCTGAACTATATGAGCAAGAAGTTGAAAGATACGGAAATAGAACTGTATCTTCATTCTTAAGAATGGTAGGTGCTGAAATGCCTATGGCTTCTGATCAAGTTATTTGGTCTGAGCAAGGTAGATTACACTTAGCGTATAATGGTGTTGTAGACTGTACAGATGGTTCTGTAGGTACAATCACTGGTATTGATTCAGGTACTGCTGAGGCACACGCTGTAAGAAAAGGAGCAACTATCGTAGCTTCTGTTACAGGTAACTCAAGTGCAGCAACTGAAGTTGTAAAATGTTATGTAACAGCTGGTATTGAAGCTTCTACATCTGCGTTAACTATTAAGCCTTACGGCGGAGCTAACTTAGAGGATATAGGATCTTTAACATCTTCTGATACAGCAGCAACAATTAAATTCTTTGTTTATGGTTCTGAATTTAACAAAGGTACAGCTAGTATGACTGATGCTGTAGAGCCAAGCTTCAAATCTTTCACTAATAAGCCACTTATTATTAAAGATCACTATGAAGTAAATGGTTCTGACACAGCTCAAATCGGTTGGGTAGAAGTATCAGGAGAATCTGGACAAAATGGTTACTTATGGTATTTAAAAGCTGAAGGCGACACAAGAGTAAGATACGAAGATTATTTAGAAATGGTAATGATCGAAGCTGAAAAGAAAAACGGCGGCGATGCAGCTGTTCCTGAAGGATCTGAAGGTTTATTCTCTGCAATTGAGTCAAGAGGGCTTATAGCTACAAATCAATTTGATTCAACAACTCCAGCAGTTGATAAATTACCAGAATTTGACTTATTATTAAAAGAATTAGATAAGCAAGGATCTATCGAAGAAAACATGTTATTCTTAGACAGAGATGCTAATCTATACTTTGATGATATGCTTGCAGGATTAAACCCAAATATTACAGGTGGTTTATCTTTTGGTGTTTTTGAAAACTCACAAGATATGGCGCTTAATTTAGGTTTTTCTGGATTTAGAAGAGGTTCTTATGACTTCTACAAAACTGACTGGAAATATCTTAACGATAAGTCTACAAGAGGTTTAGTAGGTGGATTAAGCGGTATCTTAATTCCAGCAGGTACATCTTCAGTGTATGACCAACAATTAGGTAAAAACGTCAGAAGACCTTTCTTACACGTAAGATATAGAGCTTCTGAAACTGATGATAGAAGAATGAAATCTTGGATTACTGGTTCAGTAGGTGGAGCATCTACAACTGGAGATGATAAGATGGAAGTACACTATCTATCAGAAAGATGTTTAGTAGTACAAGCAGCTAACAACTTTGTATTATTCAACTCTTAATATTTAACATAGGGAACGGGTGCTTCGGCACCCAAACCCTATATTATTAATTTTTATTTTATTATATCATGGCAAAAAAAGAAAAAGCAGCGGTGGCTGTTGAGGAGCCCGTAGTGGTTGCACCACCAAAAAAAGAAGATAAAGCTCCTAAATGGGAGATTAAAGATAGGATTTATGAATTAACATTAAATAAAACACCTATCGTATACATATTAAAAAGTAGAGGATTAATGTGGTTTGATGAAGAATTGGGTTATGAAAGAGAAATCAAATATTGTGAAAATCAAAAAACAGTATTTCAAGATGAAATGAAGGGGCCAGAAAGACTGAGTCATATTATTTTTAGAGATGGCCAGTTATATGTTCCAAAAGAAAAACAAACATTACAAAAATTTCTTTCATTATATCACCCTTGGAATGGTTCTAAATTTATAGAATACAATCCAGTACAAATAGCTGAAAACGATATTGATTATCTTGAAGCTGAAATTGAAGCATTAAATGCAGCTCAAAGCATTGAAATTGATCATGCAGAGGCAATAATGAGGACAGAATTAGGATCTAAGGTATCTAAGATGACTTCTAAGGAGCTTAAAAGAGATTTATTACTATTTGCTCGAAGTAATCCAAAATTGTTCTTAGAATTAGCAAATGACGATAATATTAATATTAGAAATATTGGTATTAAAGCTACTGAAATGAAGATTATTAAATTATCAAATGACCAAAGAACATTTACTTGGGGATCAACTGGTAGAAAATTAATCACAGTTCCATTTGATGAAAATCCATATTCAGCTTTAGCGGCATACTTTAAAACTGACGAAGGTATTGAAGTATATCAAACTATTGAAAAGAAATTAAAGTAAGCAATTGTAGGTAAGAGGCCTGCGATTGTGGGCCTTTAACCTATAATAAACATATAATGAGCGTAAACGTAAATACAGTATACCAAAGAGTATTAGCTATAACAAACAAAGAGCAACGAGGTTATATTACGCCTCAGGAATTTAATTATCTTGCAAATCAAGCTCAGATGGACATATTTGAGCAGTATTTTTATGATATTAATCAGTTTAGTAGAATACCAGGTAACGACACTGAATATTCTGATATGCTTGATATATTAGAAAAAAAATTAAGTTTATTTGAAAAAACAAATCAAACTGTAACAAACGGAACAACATTGCCTAGCGATTTATATAGATTAGGTAGTGTTATCTTCAATAATGCTGTAGCTGAATTAATTAGCCAAAAAGATTGGTTATATGTAAAATCTTCACCATTAGCACAGCCAACAAATGATTTCCCTGTGTATATAAAAGACGTAGACGGAATAGAGGTATACGGAAAAGACAGTAATGGAAACATTGAACAAAAAACATCAAACGTTACTTGTAATTACACAAAGGTACCAAATGAAGTTTCATGGGCTTATAATTCTGTAACAGGTACGTATGATGCAAGTAATTCTGTTAATTTTGAATTACATGCTTCTGAAGAAACCGATTTGGTTATAAAAATATTAGCATTGGCTGGTGTAATACTTAAAGATAATTCTTTATACGGTATTGCAAGTGGAGAAGATGTTAAAAATATTCAACAAGAAAAATCATAATAAATGGGGTTAATTAATCAAACACAACAAGCATATTACGAAGGCAACGATTTTGGGGGCTATCAGTTTATATCACTAAAAGATATTGTAAATAATTTTATGCTATCTTATGTTGGTGAAGAAAAAATAATCCCTAAAATTAAAAGAAATAACGTAAGTTTTTATGCTCAAAGAGCATTACAGGAATTAAGTTATGATACTTTTAGGATTGAAAAATCACAAGAAATTGAAATTCCACCAACACTAGTAATGGCTTTGCCGCAAGATTATGTAAATTATGTTAAAGTAAGCTGGACAGATACAAGCGGCGTTGAACATCCTATATACCCTACAATAAACACTAGTAATCCAGAAGCTATATTGCAGGACGATCAGTATAATTATACATTTGATGCAGATGGTAATTTATTAAAAGCTAATGAATCCGAAACGTGGACAAAATACAAAGACCAAAATACAGATACAGATGTTGTAAATGACTTTTATTTAGAAGATAATAGAAGTTTTCAAACATTAAATGGCCAAAGATACGGTTCAGATCCACAACACATGAATTCAAACGGGTCATTTTATATTGACCCTATTAAATCAAGAATACATTTTTCTGGCAATTTAACAGATAAAATTGTAACATTAAAATATATAAGTGATGGTTTAGGAACAGATGCAGAAATGAAAGTACATAAGTTAGCAGAGGAAGCAATGTATAAATGTATAGCATATTATATATTAGAAGCAAGATCAAATACTCCTGAGTATTTAGTTATGAGATATAGAAAAGATAAGTTTGCTTCCGTTAGAAAAGCAAAACTTAGATTATCAAATATAAAACTTTCCGAGCTTACACAAACACTAAGAGGTAAATCAAAACATCTAAAACACTAGAATATGCCTGAAATTAAAAACGCTTTCATAAAAGGTAAAATGAATAAAGACCTTGATGAAAGATTAGTTCCTAATGGTGAATATAGAGATGCATTAAACATTGACGTTGATTATTCAGAGGGCAGTGACGTAGGTGCATTAAAAAATGTTTTAGGCAATATTGCTGTAGGATCAATTCCTGGTAATGGTGAATCTATCATTTCATCAGGATATTGCATTGGGTATGCTAAAGATACAAAAGAAAACAAAATATATTGGTTAATACAAGATAATCAATTTATACACCCTATAAATGGCACATTTGAAAATAGAGACATAATAGCTGAATACGATATTGAAACAAATACATTATCACCTGTTATGGTTGATTGGAGCATAGGTGCTTTAAATTTTAATAGATTTTATTTAGTTACAGGTATAAACATATTAGATGGTGTATTATATTTTACTGACAATTTAAATGAACCAAAGCAAATTGATATTGCATATTGGAAAACACAAACAACAGATTTTCTTACAAATACAACAGGATTATCAGAAGAACGAATTACTGTTATTAAAAAATCCCCATTACAAGCACCAACACTAGACATGGACAGCTCTACAAGAGGTGGAAATGGGACACAAGGAAATACAGCTGTTACAGTTAATTTAGATTTATCAGATGGTGGTGGACAAGTTACAGCATTAGATAATTCTTTAGATTCTGGTGACGATATTGTAGGTACATTTTCTTTAGCGCCAAATTACAAACCAGGAGACATAATTATATTAACACATACTTTTACTGATCCTGCTAGTAATGAAGAAACTAAGCTTGAAGCCAGAATATTATTAAAGTCTACATATGTAGCACAAGCTACATTTTTTAATTCAGAATTATTAACAATAAGTGAAACAGTACCGGGTGGTATTGTTCAATGGCAAGCAATATTAGAAGAAGATGAGCCATTATTTGAATTAAAATTTCCATTATTTTCATATAGATATAAATATACCAATGGACAATACAGTTGTTTTGCACCATTTTCAAAAGCAGCTTTTTTACCAGATTCAAATAAAATAGGTGAAAATTTTGAATACGATTCAAAAAATGGCTATAATGTAGGAATGACAAATACATTAAGACAATTAGAATTGCAAAATTTAAACCATAATATTAGTACTGATGTTGAAGAAGTTGATGTATTATATAAGGATTCTTTAAGTAGCAATGTATATATTGTAGATACAATTAAAAAAATAAATGGTGTATTAGCTGACACATTTGAAATAAAAGACGAACAAATATTCAAAACAATTGAAGCAAATCAATTATTAAGACTATTTGATAGCGTTCCTAAAAAAGCTAAATCACAAGAAATATCTGCAAATAGAATTATATATGGTAATTACACACATCAATTTAATTTACCAAATGAAAATCCAATTTTTAATGTAAAATTAAAAAACAGATACAATCCTACGGATGCTAACTATATAGAGGATAAAAAGCAAATGTTATCTATTAAATCTAATAGAACATACCAATTGGGTGTTGTATATATAGACAAATATGGCAGGCAAACACCAGTATTAACTGATAAATCAGGTATTATAAAAGTTCCTTTTAATCAAGCTAAAAATAAAACACAATTTGAAGTTAGTGTTACTAACGGGGGAGCAAGCGGATTTGAAAATTATAAATACTTTATAAAAGAAATATCTTCAACAACATATAATTTATGTGCAGATAGTTTTTATCAAGACGACGAAGGCGCAATATATATATCTTTTCCATCTTCAGAAATTAACAAAGTAAAAGAAGAGGATATATTATTATTAAAGAAAAAAGCAGGCAATAACTTAAGTGAAGATGGTACTAAATTTAAAGTTTTAGATAAACTTAATACCGTACCTGATTTCTTAGCTAAACCATTAAGACCCGATTATGTTCCCGAATACTTTAATTTTGGAAGACAATTTAATAGAGATTCTGGCTACAGTACGCAGCCTGATGATGCAACAAGAGATGGTGGATATATGGGAACGCAAGCATCACAATCAGGTGGTAAAGCTTGGTTTTTAGAGCCTGGGTCAACACCAGTTCCAAATCACAACTCTATTATAATAAGAGACATGTTTAACGTTGGTGACGTGCAAATAGTAAATAACGAGGATAAATACAGTGCGGGGAGCCATGGTATTTCTTTAGAAGCTAAAGACGCAATGAAACCGGGTTCAAAAATAAGATGGAATGTAGGTGGAGCACAAACAAAAGTTTATACTGTAAAATCATTTCAAATTGGGACTGGTCCGACTAGTACTTCTCATGACGATGCTGAAGTAACCTTCGAAGAAGAATTTGGTGAAGATGTTTTAGTGTTATATGACGAACAAGATTATGAAGATAATCCAAGAATAGCAGTTTTAGCACAGGGTATAACTATAGAAACTTTAAATACAAAAGACGAAAGTGGTAAAGCTGAATACGCTGGTAAATTCTTTTTAAAATTACAAGCTTCATCAAATTTATTAAATGAATTAGTTGACACTACTAATACAGATCAATTGGTAGCAAGATCAACAGTAAGGTTCGATGGCTATGACGACGGCAATTTTAATTTTGCAGAAAGTAACAGTTATAGACAATTTTTTATTAGATATGGGGGCAAAGCAGGTACAGATTCTTCTCAATCATCTTCTCAATCAAGACCAACCTGGCAAGGGGGTTGGTTAGATGATTATAGTGGATTGAGTATGCCTTCAAACTGGGAAGATGATGGATACCACTTTGTTTTAGAAACAGAACGAAAATTAAATGATGATAATAGTAATTATGGCAGTCATCCATTTATAAAAAGTTTAAAAGCGGATAATTATATGCGCTTTAGTGGTTTTAAATATAGTGGCACAACCAGGTGGTTTGACGAAAAATATTATAAAATAAAAAAGATATTAAAAATAGATTATTCGGGTGGTAGTAGATTATATTTTATAAAGTTAGATCAAGCACTAGATTATGATCTTACATTTAATGATCAATCAAGTCAGCAAAGCACAATAAGCAGAGGATACTCATATGCAACTGTTTTTGATTTTGATCTTAATAAATCAATAAACATAATTAACCCTCCGATATTTGAAGTTGAACCACAAGATGATGTAGACATTGATATATACTACGAAACGCAAGAGGTATTTCCTATGACTGGATTATCTACACCTAGAAGCTTAGAATATCATAACTGCTATAGCTTTGGTAATGGTGTTGAATCGTTTGTTATAAGAGACGATTATAACGCACCAGCATTAGGTAAAGGCGTTCGTGTTTCAACTGTATTTGAAGACAATTATCAAGAAGAAGTTTTAAAATCTGGATTAATATATTCACAAGTATATAACGGTAAAACAGGTATTAATAGATTAAATCAATTTATTATAGCTGATAAAATTACAAAAGATTTAAATCCAGAATATGGAAGCATACAAAAGCTTTACGGAAGGGATACAGATTTATTAGCATTATGTGAAGATAAAATTATAAAAATATTAGCAAATAAAGATGCTGTATTTAATGCAGATGGTAATCCACAATTAATTGCTAGCAATAGGGTATTAGGTCAAGCTATTATACCCGCAACATTTGGATCATATGGTTGCCAAAATCCCGAAAGCTTTGTAGATTTCACATATAGATCTTATTTTGTAGATAAAGTAAGAGGATGTGTTTTAAGATTATCCGCAGACGGAATTACTGAAGTTTCAAATTACGGAATGAAAGATTATTTTAAAGATAATTTAAGAGCACAAGTTTCAAATTCTAATTACGGTAGAATATTTGGAACATACGACGAAGTTAAAAATCAATATAATGTTTCATTACCTACAGGTGTTGCAACCACAGTTTCATATTCTGAATCAATAAACGGTTGGTCAAGTAGAAAATCATTTTTACCAGAAGGCGGATTGAGTATAAATAACAAGTATTACACATTTAAAAATGGTAGCTTATATGAACATCACAGTGAATCAGGAGTAAGAAATACTTTTTACGGTGTAAAAACAAACCCTGAAGTTACGTTTTTATTTAATGAAGCACCTGCAAATGTTAAAAACTTTAGAACATTAAATTATGAAGGTAGTTCAGATTGGACATGCGCTAGTATCATCACCGATAAGCAAGATGGTTCAGTACCTTCGTTTGTTGAAAAAGAAGGTAAATATTACAACTATATATCTGGTGTTACTGAGAATGAAAACACTTTAGATACTAAAGCTTTAAATGTACAAGGTTTAGGCAATCTAACTTCACAAACAACAGATAGTGGAAACAGAATATTTACATTTAATTTTAATTTAAATAATGATCTACAAATTGGTGATAATTTATATTATGTAGATTCATCAAGTAATAAACAAGATTTAGGTAAAATAACAGCAATAAACAAAACTAATAAAACAATTACTATTGTAGATGGCTCAGAAGTACCACAAGCATCCGCATATATGTTTTATAGTAAAGATGCTAAATTCAATACATCGGGTATTTTAGGATATTATGCAGAAACAAAAATGACAAATACGTCTACAGATTTTAAAGAATTGTACTCAGTTGGTTCTGAGATTAGTATAAGTAGTTAATATGTAATTATAATATATAAATAAAGAAATTATGGCAGTACCAATAATGGCGGCAGCAGCGGCGGCACAAGCGGTCGGTGGTGTTATTAAAACAGTAGGCTCCCTTTTTGGAGGAGGTAAAAGGAGAAGAGAACAAAGAGCGGCAGCTGCTGAACTTGCTCAAAGAAAAGAAAAATATGAACAATTAGATACGTCTAATCCGTATGCTAATATGACTAATCCATATGAAAATTTAACTGTTAATACTCAAGCAGCTGATTTTGCAGCACAACAAAATTCACAAAATGCTGCAAATATTATGAGTGGTATGGCCGCAGCCGCAGGTGGAGGCGGAATTGCCGCATTAGCACAATCAATGGCTAATTCACAAGCTCAAGCAACACAACAAGCATCTGCAAGTCTTGCACAACAAGAATCACAAAATCAACAATTAGCCGCACAGGGTGAATTTAAAAGACAATCAATGATTGCTGCAGGTGAACAAGTATCTCAGCAAAGAGAAGCTGATAAACAAGGAACTTTATTAGGTATGGCTCAGCAAAGAAAAGCAGCAGCGGATCAAGCAAGGGCAGAAGCAAAATCACAATTACTTGGGGGTATTGGCGATATAGCTGGAGCTGGTATTGCAGCTGGTGCAGATGGTAAAGGCCCTTTA